ATCATTGAACAAAACTTGAGTTACTTGAATGCCCGGCTCACTCACTACCTGGACCGTATTGGATTGCCGCATCAAGTCATATTTCAAAACGATCTCTCAGTAGAGATCACAGAACTTGGGCGTGATTTAGACTTTGATAATTTGAGTCGTGGTGAACGCAATCGATTGATTCTATCTATGTCATGGGCATTCCGTGATGTATGGGAAAGTTTGTATCATCCTATTAACCTGTTGTTTATTGACGAACTGGTTGATTCGGGCATGGACACACAGGGTGTAGAAAATAGTTTGGCCTTGCTGAAGAAAATGAGCCGAGAGCGACACAAATCAATCTGGTTGGTTTCACACAGAGACGAGCTGGCTGGACGTGTAGAAAATATTTTAAAAGTTGTCAAAGAAAATGGATTCACAAGCTACAACACAGATGTGGACATTGCATAAAAATACAATGTTTAACGGTAATCAGATAACTAATAGTTCATGTCATGGCTATTTGAATCACACGAAATTCAGGAACTACCCGAAGATTGCGTTGGTTTTGTTTATTTGATCACCAATAAACAAACCGGCAGGCAGTACATTGGCAAAAAATTAGCAAAGTTTAAAAAAACAACATACAAAGTAGTCAAACTTAAAAACGGCAACAAGAAACGTAAACGAATTCGTGGCAAAATAGATTCAGATTGGCAAACATATTATGGCAGTTCTCCGGAGTTATCTCGAGATGTTGAACTGCTAGGCATAGAAAACTTCTCACGCGAAATACTGTATTATTGCAAATCCAAATCGGAATGCAGTTATATCGAAGCTCGCGAACAATTCTCCAGACGTGTATTAGAAAGTGATGACTACTACAACGGGCACATACAAGTGCGTGTTCATGGCAGTCACATCAAAGGCAAATTAAGTAGTAACGGCTAGCACAGGCCAACATCGTGTGCCCTAGACCTGGATCACGGATCACAGGGACGGAAGTCTCACCGCGCTAGTGAGCACTCAATCAGTATCCTTGACAGGACCACGATCGCAAACTCCTGCGGTTTGATTGTTTGAATAGAGTAGATAAAAGGGAAAAAGACGTGCTAGTGATAGCACACGTTTGTATGCAATGTTAGCGTATTGTATGCAGGCCGCCGTTGTGATAAAGACGGAATGAGCAGGTAACGGATAACCGCCTGTGCAATTGAATATAGTGAATTATAGATAACTATAGACAATTATAGTTCCAACGCTAAGTGACTGTTCGTACTCGGATGATGACAGTTTTTCACTTTGCCCGCACAGGGCAAAGTGTGACCAAGGTATCTGGATGATAACTGTTTCGCTTCGCTCATCTCTTAAACAATCATTGACGAGCACAGCGAGTCAATAGAACTTCGTAGAAGTTCTCAACAATCAGTTAGAACTGATCTGGCCAATCTCTAAACAATGCATGTTGTATATCTCCAGCAACAAACTGATTGAATGACTTGTGTTTGACTTCGAGTTCTCCTTCTAATGGAGCAACACGACGAAATGCCGAGTCCATTTGCCCCATGTCCTTGAACTCCATGAGTATCATCCATTCTGGCATGTCTGCAATGCTACGAAAACCCATTTTGCAACGAGTGATTCTGTATGATTCCATTTTGCCTTCTGAGATCAAGTGATCAAAGAAGCTCTTCATGCCCGTGACCCAATCTATGTCTGAGATGTCACCTTCTTTATTTGCCCATATTGTGTATAAGTCTGCCATTATGTCATTGGTCCTAGTAGTTCAAATCCTGCTATCTCTTTCTTGTAAGCCTGTGCTTGCTCAAGGTAGAGATAGTCAAACCCTCGAGCTTTGTAGATAGCACATTCTGTTTTCATTGTTTCAATGCCCAGTCTTGATTGCGGATCATGATAGGTCCATGCAAACTGCTGGCATTCAGCATTCTTGTCATCGTACCGTCGAATCAAACTAAACGCAACCATTTGATCGTGATCAAAATATCCTATGACATCAGTCATAGGATCTGTGTAACGACTGTGGAACATGGGCATGACACTGGCAAATTTCTTGTGTATACAATAAGCTCTGTAGATAGCGTCCAATTCTGCTATTTGTTCCTTGGTGGGTATGAGATATCCCCACTCAGTGTTGATGCTGTAGTTGGTCTTGCTTAGGTCAATGCGGGCAAACTGATAGCTCATGCTCGTGGATCCTGTCTGTGCTGAAACAACTGTTTCAAATAGTCTTCAGGCCAGGTGTTGTAGAATCCTTTGTTGGCCATGGCACGGGCTTTTTGATTCAAGTCGCTTAAACTTTGTACTAAAGCCAAGGCATAGGTACCTTGATTCATTGACACACCGTTGACTATTTCGGCATCTGTGGGATGATCTTCTAGAGCAATCATGTCTTTGGGCACAAGATGATTCTTGTTGGCAAATTCAATCTGTTTGTGGAATTCTTCATAAGGGTGTTGAGCAGGATCGTACACAAAGATCAGCACACTCTTGGTCAAGGTGCCATAGCTGACAGCGATGAGATCTTCAAAGGGATTGCGGCCCAGTCTGACTTCAAAGTCACGATCCAGTCTGGCTTTACGGGCATACGGACACGGAGCCCAGCCACCCAGTGCTGGATGTGGAACTTCTACAAAAGTCTCTATCCAGTGTTCTATGTCCGATTGTACTGTTGTTATGTCGAGCATCAATAAAATGGTAATCCAGATTTTTTGGTAGTTTCAAGATTATCTTTGATAATATCACTCACAATGTTTCTTTCGCTGACACTGAGATTCATGCCTTCTTCGTATGTTACGCCTCCTCGCATGTACCAACACATTTTAAGCACATCTTCTCTGATACCGAGTATTTCTTTGTCTTGCTGTTCAATGAGTTTGGTAATGCCTTCGGGACTCATGGTCAGGAGGCGGATACGAAAAAATTTGCAACATCCATTGTGAATGGAGTGTCGTACTGCTTGGTACATTCGTGATTCTGACAAGTGATCTTGATGGGCTTGAGCTCGCTTTGATCTTTCAAACTCACGATATGATCTCGTATCTTCTGAAACACATCGCGTGAGCAGTTTTTAATGAACTCTTGTATAAATTCTGGCTCGACCACCATGTCATTGCCCATGCGTATCATTGAAATACTTTGTGCAATAGCATTCATGGTCATTTCACTGAGTTTGACAAATGCTTCGTTAATGCGCTTGATTTTTTCAGTTTCTGAAAAACCTGAATCTGGCAACATTTCCAACATCTTTTGATCTTCAAACTGCAACACAGAGTTCTGGTTGGTTTCTTCGTAGCTGAGTGGTCTGAAATATATTTCCAAATCTCCGGTGACCACAGATTCACTGTAATCGGGCATGCGTAGACCTTCCAGCACTGTACGCAAATCCAGTCCAAACGAGTTTTCGTTGGCACAATGCGGGCACACACTGTCAAACTGTAGCTCGTGTCCGGCACTGGCAATGCGTATGGCCACCAACAGGGTGTCCATGTCAATGGAAGGAATCTTCCAAGGGTCGCGAATGTTTGGAATACAGCTTCGAATCACATTGACCACTGCTGATCCGTTGAACAAGGCATCTGCTGTGCGATAAGTGATTTCATCCATGGCGGTCATTGGATAAACCGGAAGCTCTCTGTTGGGAGGCATGTTAACAACGCCGTCGGGATAAAAATTACCATCGCTGGGTAACTTGATGTAAATTGCCGGTTGTCTAAAGAATCGGCGTAGTGGGTTTGCATTATCTGTCATGTTTTTCCTTACCATAAATATTTAGGTACATCCTTACTTATCGGCGTAGATTATGGCAGATTTAGAAAATTCCAGCGAACTGTTGCGACAATCCTTAGATGAATTGCGCAAAACCGGCGTGCTCACAACGGCCACACTTGACAAGCTAAACAAAGCATCGGCCAAGGCTGCCAACGGCACAGCTGAACTGGGTGAAGCATCAAAAGAAGCCGCAACCAATGTCAACACCTTTGACAAAAAGTTGGTGTCAGCAGTTAAGAGTCTCACTGATGCTGGCAATGCCATACGTGACAACAGAGAAGATTTTCGCAGTTTAAATCCAGCTATACGAGCTTCGGGCATTGCACTGGGTGCCGCTGGTCGCAAGATTGGTGGTGTAGTCGAAGGAGTAGGCGATGCTGTGTCAGGACTCAGTTTACTTCTTGGGCCCAAAGGCAAACTGATTGGCATGATTGGTGGAGGATTGCTAGGTGGGTTCGGCAAAGCCATTGGTGCCAGCTCAGATGCGGCTGCTCAGTTAGCAGTGCAGTTTGGAGAGTTTGCCACAGGTGAACTACAAAAAGTAGTCGAAGCATATCGTCAAGTAGGAGCTGTAGGCGGTATTGCTGCCGGTGGTATGACTGAACTCTACGATCAGTCCATTGCAGCCGGTTTGTCAATTGGACAGTTTGCCAAAGTCATTGCCACCAACAGCGAAACATTGGCTAAGGCCACTGGTAGCACCGCAGAAGGCGCCAAGATACTAAGTCAAATGGCACAGGTTGGTGATGCCACCACTAGACAGTTTTATGCTCTGGGTATGTCAGTTGAGCAAACCAGAGACTTTCAGGCCAAGTTTCTAGAACAAAATCGACTCACTGGTCGTATACAAAAGGGCGAGACCGATAAGCTAATAGAAGCCAGCAAGGCCTATATCTTCCAACTAGATGAATTGGCTCGCATCACCGGACTCAGCAGAGAACAAGCTGCCAAACTACTGGAAGAACAAAACAGAAACATAAGATTCCGTGCCAGCCAGCGCATGGCCGAACGTGAGTTTGGTCCAGAAGTAAAGAAAGCCATGCAAGATTCGGTGGCTGTGATATCCAGCGCCAGCAAAGAGTTTGGTACAGGTTTCGCTGATCTCATGGGCCCAGGTGGCGCATCCACTGAAGCCGCTAAGAATCTACAGATAGCCACAGGCGGTGCTGCCAAAGGTATTGCAGACATGGTGCGCACAGGACAGATGACAGCTGACCAAGGTGCGGCTGCTATTCAGAAAGCCATACAAGATAAACTAGCAGGTCTGGGCGGGGATGCGTATCTGGCTTTTGTGGGCGGAGTTGAAGGGCCTTTGGAAAAACTTTTGCTTCCTATGGATGATATAGCCAAGTCTACCAACCTTACTGTGGAAGCGCAGAGAAAGGCTCGCGAAGAAGGGCAAGCGGCTCGTAATGCTCAAGACGAAAATACCAAAAAGATCATTGATGCACAAATGGCCTTGCAAAAAATGGCCGTAGAACTTGACAAACTGGTCAAAGAAAAAATACTGCCCAGTGCGGCTGCGGCAGTACAAAAATTCACACAAACACTGTTGGCATCGGTGGATTACATCAATCAAAAGTTGGGAATCAATCCGGGCGGTGGTGGCAAAACTCCGCCTGCTGGAGGCACTGCCTCAGGATCCAGAGCAGGCGGCGAGACACCATCAGCTCCTGTTTCTGGAGATCTTAAGTCCAAGATCATGCAGTTGGAAAGTGGAGGCCGCAATATTGGCACAGGGCTAGGCGGAGGAACGTCTTCGGCATTTGGCTTGTATCAAATGACTCGTACTACTTTTAACAGCCTTTCACGACAGGCCAAAGAAGGTGATGCACTGTATGGTAAAACTTTTGAACAGATGCGAGAAGACGTCAATCTGCAGAGTGCAGCCATGGATGCTTTGCTTGCGGCAAATCAAGCGCAGTTGGCAAAGGCACAAGTTAGTACCAAAGACGCTGCCATGTACATGGCACATGTGTTGGGTGGAGGCACAGCTACTAAAATACTGAAAGCCGCCAACGACGTCAACATTGATGATGTAGTAATGCCTATAGCCAAAGCCAACAACCCCGGCTTATTCAAAGGTGTTAGAACAGTAGGCGATATCAAGGCCAGTTTTGATCGTGTGACCGGAGGCGGTGGTTATCAGTATGGCGGAGTAGCATCAGGGCCAAAATCTGGATACATGAGCATGTTGCATGGCACAGAAGCAGTGATACCATTGCCCGGAGGTCGTAGTGTGCCTGTGGAAATGACCGGTATGAGTGACAAAATTGGTGAGCAGGTGGGCATGATGAGTGCTCAATTGGACAGACTGGACGAAATGGTCAGTTTGATGAGAACCAGCAACGACACCAACGCAAAAATACTTCGCGCATCGCAGAACTAGCGGTAAATAATACACTATGTCATGGAAAAAATATTTCAAGGTGGCCAACGTGTCGGGCCAAATGAGTCCTATATCTGGACAAATACCACGTGGTCCCAGCTACGGCACAGGCTACGGCACTGAAGGTCAAGCACAAACAGAGTTTGCCTTTCGTAACTATGCCAGCCGCCTGCCGGAAGTTTACACAGGTCATCCCAATCGTATGGAACGATACAACCAATACGAAAACATGGATGGCGATTCAGAGATCAATGCATGTCTTGATATCCTAGCAGAATTTTCAACACAAACATGTGAAGCCAACAAAACACCATTTGAAGTGCAATTCACAGACACACCCACTGATCACGAAGTAGACATCATTAAAAAACAACTGCAACAGTGGTGCAAGCTCAACAAGCTAGACAACAGAATATTCAAGATATTCCGTAATACACTCAAGTACGGTGATCAGGTGTTTGTTCGTGACCCAGAAACATTTGAAATGTACTGGGTAGACATGACCAAAGTGGCTCGTGTGATTGTGAATGAAAGCGAAGGCAAGCGTCCCGAGCAGTACATCATACGTGACATCAATCCTAACTTTCAGAGTTTAAGCATTGCTGCCAAAACCACCAATGACTACAACACACAACCACCATCGGGTGGTTACAGTGCGCCTTACAACTACACAGCACCCAATGCACCAAATTCGTCTGGTCAAAGTAGATTTCAGAAGTCAGTGAACGAAACCTGTATTGATGCAAAACATGTGATTCATCTCAGTCTCAGCGAGGGCCTGGACTACTACTGGCCATTTGGACAGAGCATATTGGAGATGATTTTCAAAGTATTCAAACAAAAAGAACTGCTAGAAGATGCTATTCTTATCTACCGTGTGCAACGTGCACCGGAACGCAGAGTGTTCAAAATTGACGTGGGCAACATGCCCAGCCACTTGGCCATGCAGTTTGTTGAACGAGTAAAAAACGAAATACATCAACGACGCATACCATCCAACACCGGTGGTCGTGAGAATGTGATGGACACCACTTACAATCCACTGTCAATCAATGAAGATTACTTTTTCCCACAAACAGCCGATGGTCGTGGATCAAGTGTGGAAACACTGCCTGGCGGTGAGAATTTGGGTCAGATTGACGACTTAAAATACTTCAACAACAAGATGTGCCGTGGTCTACGTGTGCCCAGCAGTTACTTGCCCACTGGTCCAGACGACTCAGATCGCCCAATGAACGACGGTAGAGTTGGCACAGCACTGATTCAAGAATATAGATTTAACCAGTACTGCGAGCGTTTGCAAAATCAAATCTGTCAAAAGCTGGACGACGAATTCAAAATGTTCCTGCGTTGGAGAGGATTCAACATTGATGCAGGCTTGTTCTCCATTCACTTTGCGCCACCGCAGAACTTTGCCAGCTATCGTCAAGCCGAGCTGGACACCACTCGTATGACAGCATTCCAGGGTCTAGAACAGTTGTCATACATGAGCAAAAGATTTTTAATGAAACGATATCTTGGACTCAGCGAAGAAGAGATTACTGAAAACGCACAGCTTTGGAAAGAAGAACGCGATCAACCTGAACTGCAGACACAAAGCGGACAGGATCTACGATCAGTGGGCATTAGCCCAGCAGATATTGAATCAGACATTGGTGTTGGTGAAGAATTTGCTGCCGTGGGCGGTGCACCTGAAGGTGGCATTGCTCCCGGAGTAGCGGCTGTGCCTGGTGGAGCAGCCGCCGGTGCAGGTCCTGCAGGTGGCGCGGCTCCTGTGCCCACAATTTAATAAATACAGTCATGCTATTATTTGAATTCTTTCACAAAGATCCTGCTGGATATCAAGATGTTGAGGACGACAACAGTCAGCCCAAACTTGGTCAACTACGCAAAACCAAACTTACCTTGCGCCAGATCAACAAACTGCGCAGAATGAATGATGTGCGTACCTTTGAATACAAAGAACAACTCAAAGATGTACGCAAGCAGTACATGCCTCCGGCCGCTCCGGCCCTGTAACACAGGCCTTATCTCGGTAGAACATTCGTTTTCTACCACTTTTACCCCATAAACCGCATAGATTTTGGCATGTGTCGTAAATATCACACAGAGCCATTACTTGGAGGAACCTCATGAATAAATTTGAACAGCTCATTGAATACGTCATCAACGACGAAGAGCAAAAAGCACGTGATCTTTTCCACGAGATCGTAGTTGAAAAAAGCCGCGGCATCTATGAAGAATTGATGTCCGAGGAAGAAATTGAAGAAGCTGAATCCACACACGACGAAGACGAAAAAGCTGAAAAAGCTGGTCGCAAAGTCGCTAAAGACATTGAATACGATGACAAAAAAGATCGTATGGATGAAGAAGAAGAACTTGACGAAATGATGGGCGGCGATCAAGCCGATGACCTCATTGACGACATTGAAACCGAAGAACAAGGTATTTCAATGGAAGGTGAAGACGACGAAATGTCTGACGAAGAAATGTCTGACGAAGAAGACAGCGAAGAACTCGAAGATCGCGTAGTTGATCTTGAGGACAAGTTGGACGAACTCATGGCAGAATTTGAAGCCTTGATGGGCGACGGACAAGAAGGTGAAGACGAAATGGACATTGAAGTTGGTAGCGATGACATCGAAACCGACGGCATGGGCCCAGACGAAGTAGAAACCATGGACACAGAATTTGAAACCATGGAAGGCGCTGAACTTGAAGAGGCTATCAATTTAAAAGCCGCTCCTGCTCCAGTTAAGTCTGAAGAAGGCAATATCAACAAAAAATCCACTGTTGCAGCCAACAGCGGAGCAAGAGGCATGGACGGTAAGCCTGTAATGAGTCATAGCACTGAAGAAAAAGGTCGCCCAGCTCCTACAGCAAAAGACATGATTAGCGATGTGCAAAATGCTCCAGCAAAAAGCACAGTTAAACAAGGTCCAGCTACCAAGCCACACCTAGCACAGGCCACTGGTGTCAACACCAAAAGCCCTTACTAATAGGTCCAGTTCAAGGTCATGGCTCGTTACCTAAGAGAACACCTTACTTTTGACGCCGCTCGCATAGTTGTTGAGGGAGTCGAAGGTAAGGACCTTTATATGAAAGGTATCTGCATTCAAGGCGGAGTCAAAAACGCCAACGAACGTGTGTACCCTGTAAATGAGATTGAACGTGCTGTCAAAGCATTGAACGAACAAATCAACACTGGATATAGTGTATTGGGTGAAGTTGATCATCCAGATGACCTAAAAATTAACCTAGATCGTTGCAGCCATATGATCACAGAAATGTGGATGGATGGCCCCAATGGTTTTGGTAAACTCAAGATTCTCCCAACACCAATGGGTAATTTGGTACGCACCATGTTGGAGAGTGGTGTGAAATTAGGAGTTTCAAGTCGCGGTAGCGGAAACGTTAACGAGGCCAATGGACAAGTCAGTGATTTTGAAATAGTCACTGTCGATGTTGTTGCCCAACCCAGTGCGCCAAACGCATATCCCACAGCTGTCTACGAAGGCTTGATGAACATGAAATATGGTCATCGAGTTCTAGAAATGGCCAAAGATGCTGGTGAAGACAACAAAGTACAGAGATACTTAAAGAGCGAGATCTCTCGCTTGATTAAAGATCTCAAGATTTAGGAGAAACGCATGCTAGATGCCATCAAACCGTTACTAGATAGCGACCTGATCAATGAGGAAACTCGTACAGCAATCTCAGAACAATGGGAAATCAAGCTGAACGAAGCTCGTGAGACGGTACGTGCAGAACTAAGAGAAGAGTTTGCACAACGCTATGAGCATGACAAGACAGTGATGGTGGAAGCCCTAGATCGCATGGTAACAGAAGGTCTTAACGCAGAGATTCAAGCTGTGCAAGCTGAAAAGCAAGCATTAGCAGAAGATCGTGTCAAGTTCAACGTCAAGATGAAAGAATCAGCCACAAAGTTCAACGACTTTATGGTTTCTAAACTTGCTGAAGAAATTGGTGAACTACGTAAAGATCGCAAAACACACAATGAATCAATCAATAAACTTGAAAGTTTTGTTGTGAAAGCTCTAGCTCAAGAAATTCGCGAATTTGCACAAGACAAGAAGGACGCAGTTGACACTAAAGTCCGTCTAGTCCGTGAAGCTCGCACACAGCTTGAGACTTTGAAAGCACGATTTGTAAAAGAATCTGCTGAAAAGATGAGCCAATCTGTAGCCAAGCATCTCAAGGCTGAACTTAGCCAACTACATGAAGACATCAAAATTGCTCGCGAGAACAATTTTGGTCGTCGTATTTTTGAAGCATACGCCTCGGAATTTGGTGCAACTCATCTCAATGAGAACGCAGAAATTCGCAAGCTCAACAGCGTTATTGCATCAAAAGATCAGAAGTTGGCCGAAGCCATCAGATTTACCGAGAAGGCCAAAACCCTCGTTGAATCAAAAGACCGTGAGATTCGTGTAATCCGTGAATCCAATGAGCGTAACAAGCTCATGGACGATTTACTAGGCCCTCTCAACGAGGAAAAAGCCAGTGTTATGAAGAATCTTCTCGAAAACGTTCAAACAACTCGTTTGAAAAACGCTTTCGAAAAATATTTGCCGGCCGTACTTGCAGATAACAAACCAGTAAAAGCTAAACAAGTGATTGCTGAAAGTGTTAGCGAAGTCACTGGTAATAAATCTGCAAAGGTTGTAGCGGATGATCGCAGTAATGTGATCGATCTCAAACGCCTGGCAGGGCTTTAATCTTAAGAAGAAATAAGGAGACATTATGTCACAAGAACTATTAGAAAGCCGTTGGGACGAGACCAAAGAAGCCCTCATGGAAGGTTTGCAAGGTTCACGCCGCAACACAATGGGTGTAGTATTAGAAAACACTCGCAAGTATTTGAAAGAGAACGCAAGTGCTGGTTCTACAGTATCTGGTAACATCGCTACATTAAACCGTGTGATTCTTCCAGTTATTCGACGTGTTATGCCAACTGTTATTGCTAACGAGTTGGTTGGTGTTCAGCCAATGACAGGTCCAGTAGGCCAAATTCACACATTGCGTGTACGTTATGCACAAAACTTAACAGACAACTCAGCCGCACAAACATCAGTTACAGCTGGTGAAGAAGCATTGAGCCCGTTCAAGATTGCGCAAGCATACTCAACCGTAGCCCAAGCCACAGGCACAGCAACCAGCTACAACGGTGCTGCCACTGCAACTCTTGAAGGCAACGGCGGTAAGCAAATTTCTGTACAGATCTTGAAACAAGCTGTTGAAGCAAAGACACGCAAGTTACAAGCTCGTTGGACATTTGAAGCCGCACAAGATGCACAAGCTATGCATGGTATTGACATCGAAGCAGAAATTATGGCTGCTTTGGCACAAGAAATCACAGCTGAAATTGACCAAGAGATTCTCTTGTCATTGCGCACCTTGGCATCAACAGAGTTTACATACAACCAAGCTACTGTATCAGGTACAGCCACATTCGTTGGTGACGAACATGCCGCATTGGCAGTTTTGATCAACCGTGTTGCTAACTTGATCGCTCAGCGTACACGTCGTGGCGCTGGTAACTGGGCTGTTGTATCTCCAGCTTCATTGACAGTATTGCAATCTGCAACAACTTCAGCATTTGCTCGCACAACAGAAGGCACATTCGAAGCACCTACAAACACCAAGTTTGTTGGTACATTGAACGGTGCAATGCGTGTATTCTGCGACAGTTACGCTAACGACAGCACACCAGTTTTGGTTGGCTACAAAGGCGCAAGCGAAACAGATGCAGCCGCATTCTACTGCCCATACATCCCATTGATGTCAAGCGGTGTTGTGTTGGATCCATCAACATTCGAACCAGTCGTATCATTCATGACACGTTACGGTTACATTGAACTTACTAACACAGCAAGTTCTTTTGGTAACGCTGGTGACTATGTTGGCGAAATCGCTGTATCAAACTTGTCTTTCTCTTAATCCAACCCGGATCGAGAAAAACTCAAAAACCCGCTTCGGCGGGTTTTTGTTTGGCCGCTAAATATCAACATGATTTCTCGTATCAATTTTGGACTAGGAACACCTGCACCTCGCCCACAAGCACCCATTGGAAATCCCATTGGGCATGCAGTGGCACAAACACTGCCACGTCCAGCAGTGCATAACTTGATAGTACGCACCCCTTACGCAGTATAAGTATTGCAATGCAAGACCTACACTGGCGGTACAACTACAATACTGCAGAATTTGATTTTGTAGAAAACAATCCCAATCAGCATTATGAACCCTTGCTCAAGCATGTTCATGTGCCCACTCTGGTCATTGACATCAATTTGGTCAAACAACAAGAACTACAACAGTATGTTGCAGATGTCATTGACCGTGCATCGGCCAGTCAAATTAAATTTGATCAAATCATTTTTGATGGCACACAGGATCCATTTCACGACTATCGATCCAAGGTTGCAACACTAGATGCTTTTTCGCAACACAAAGGCATTCCTTGTTACCTCAGCTTAAGTCAATTTGATCTGCAACAACATACCTGTCTTAGAGAGATCAACTATCCTTCATGGTTGTTTGTTTTTAAAAAACAATCACTGCCTGAGTGGAACGATCAACCTAGAACACATGCGTTTAGCTGTCTCAATCGCAATCCCACCTTTCATAGACTGGTGCTGTACACCATGCTCAAACAACGTGGACTGCTAGATAAATTCATCTATAGTTTTTATGATCGTTGTCCCTATCAAGGGCACAAAATTACTCCATATCAGTACCGTGGACTGGAAAATCTTGTAGGAGCTGATCTGGCTCAAAAGTGCATGATCAACATACAAGACTTCCCCATCAGTTGGAACAGTGAAACTCTGGGCAACAACGATCATTCCATAGTCCATCCTGCTTATCAAGACACCTGGTGTAACATTGTCACTGAAACATCAGCCCTGGTATCGTTTACCAGTGAGAAGATATGGAAACCCATAGCCGCTGGACAGTTGTTTTTGGTAGCCGGTGCTCCAGGTACCTGTGCCTGGCTGAAAAAGTTGGGATTTCATACCTTTGATGATGACTATGATCTCAAACAAAACTTTTCCAGCAGATTTGAAATGCTGGCAGACAGCGTGACAGCACATGTCGAAGACACACAAGATTGGTGGCAACAAAATCGCTTTCATATTGAACACAACTATCACTGGTTCCGTTCGGGCAATGTAGAGAAAACCCTGCTGGATTCCATGGTAAATCAACTCAATCATAAATACTAGTCAACGTAATAATGCGTTTTATGCGGCAACCACCGCGTAGTGGCTAGAACCCACATCGGACTTCTTTAAGGAGAAAACAAATGGGACGTCCTCTCAAAATCCAAAAATTTGGTACCGCACAGGGTATCACATATCCCAGCAATACATCTGCCAATGTTCCAGCAGCCAGCGTGCCTGTTGATCAAGGTTATCCACAGTTTGGTCAGTTGACTGATCCTGAATATTATTCATCATTGACAGCCGCAAACTTCTACGGTGTTGTTGGTGGTGCAAAAAGTTCTGCACTTAGCGCAACTTTTCCAATTGTAAAAGTTGAAGTTAATATCACCAACAGTTCTTCTGGTCAAACACCAGGAGTAATTCTACGTCAAAAAGGCAGCCACAAGTATTTGGTTGCTACCACAGCTTCAATTGATCCTGCCAACGCTGTAGCAGGTGTAGCACTGCGTATCACAGCAGTGGGCGACACCGACTGGACAGCAATGGGTCTCAATGGCACAGCTGCCGTTGGAACAATCTTTACAGCCACAGCTGCCGCCGGCGCTGGTACTTCAGGTACAGCACAAGAAGTTGGTGTTTGCGTATTGACCAGCGACATAACTCCTGATGCAGGTTTGATGAGTATCAGTTTTGCCTCAGGCGGTGACTCAACTGAAGTTGCGGTCAGCAAATTAACCAACAAGTTCTTGCAAGGTTGGGCAGGCTTTACCAATGCTGCCGGTACAGCGTTGACCACATACAGCAATACAGGCAACAACGTAGGCCCAGTAAACTACTCAGGCGAAACAACCTTTTTAGCCAACTTCTTTACTGACGATGCAGGCGCACAAGCTACCAAGTCTGGTGCAGAAGCTGATACATTTGCCAATACCACAGGTGACATTGAGTTGGCACAGGTTGAGAAATACACATCTTAATTTGTTCTAACCCTAAAATCCTCACTGCTATATACAGTGAGGATTTTTTATGACCACAGCATTTGTACTAGGCAACGGACGCAGTCGACAGGCAGTTGATCTAGCACTGCTGAAACAGCACGGCCCTGTGTATGCTTGCAATGCCATCTACAGAGAATTCACACCTGATGTGCTAGTAGCAACAGATCGGCCCATAGCCGAAGCCATACAGAACTCAGGCTACAGTCTCAAACATAGATTCCACACCCGGCAACCCTTGCCCGAGTTAGGAGCACTGCCGTTGGACAAACGCTATCGAGGATTCAGCTCAGGGCCCAATGCCACGGCTCTGGCATGCCTGGACGGGTACTATAAAATCTATCTCATAGGATTTGATCTTGGAACCACAAACGGGCAATTTAACAATCTCTATGCTGACACAGAATTCTACAAAAAAAGTGCATCGCCGCCTACGTTTAGTGGAAACTGGGTGCGCCAATTGATACAACTTGCCGAAGAAAACGACAACAAAGAATTTGTGCGTGTGATGGGCACAGAATCAGCAATGATACCAAGTTTTAATAACATTAAAAATCTGCAGACAATGGCAATCTCTGAATTTACAGACCTGCTAAATACATCAAAAGGCTTGCTATGACCACTTACAAACGCATCGACGGTGATTTTTATATACAAACCGTTTACCCTCCTGAACAAAAGGTGTATATTGACACGGATACCACTGTGAGTGGTAACTTGGTTGTTCAGGGTAACTTGACCTATATCAACGTCACAGAGCTCAATGTCACTGATCCGTTTATTCTAGTCAATGCTTCCAACACAGCAACCTATTCATCAAATTCTGGTTTGCTCACACACAAAACCAGTTCAGACTATGCTGGTATCAGGTACAACAGAAATTCAAACAGTTGGGAAATAAGCACCAGCACATCATCATCGGGCATCACCGGATCCTGGAGTGCTATTGCCAGTGCTGGGTCAATTGCAGCCGGTGCCAACACAGAAATACAATACAACAACGGTGGCGCACTTGGTGCCAATGCCGCATTTAAATTTGACTATGCAACCAGCAGATTGACCATCAACGGTACCACAGCCTTGGGATACAGCAGTGTTCCACCAACCACTGTGGCCAACACTGCTACCATGGTTGCCAATATACCAGGCAGTGGTGGAACCGGTATCTATTTCAACAACAATAGCAATCAGGATGAGCTAATCAGCAAGTCAAAAGCCATTGTGTTTAGTATAATATTCTAAGGAAAATAAAATGACGATTCAAGTAGGAAACGTAACCACATCAGCCGCATCAGTTTATACCAGTGTGGGCAATACAGCCATTACATTTTTAAGTCTGTGTAACTACACAGCAGGCAACGTTGTAGCCAATGTGTTTGTGGTACCCAGTGGCGGGTCAGCTGGCAACACAAACATAATCCTTAGCACCCTGAATATAACTGTGGGCGACACGTATCAGTTGTATGCCGGTGCAGAAAAGTTGCTGTTGGCCAATGGTGATTCAGTACAGGTCAATGCCAGTGCCAACAACGCGATTAGCACAGTCACAAGCTATACCTCAATCTAAATGGGATATTTTGTCAAAAATCGACAGCTACAGAGTGGCAGTTCCAGCGTTGTGGTTCCCTCTGGAGATTCTGCTGATCGTCCTGTGGCTCCAGTTTTTGGCAGTTTTCGATACAACACCGACATAGGTACCTTGGAGTTTTTCAATGGATCTGTGTTCAAACAAGTTGGGCTGGGTGGTGAGCTCAATGTTGATGTATATTCAGCCACAGGCGACGGATCTACCGCCACTTTTACCATTGGCAATACCACAGTGATCACAGCCAACGATCAAGTCATTGTGTTTGTGGGATCAATATATCAAGCACCCACAACAAACTACGCCATCACCGGAGCAGGCTACAACATTACTTTTACTTCTGCACCGCCCAGTGGCGAACCCATAAACATCATACGAAATCTAGTAGCTCCTGCCACGCCTTAATACCCATAAATACTCTAAAGGGTGATCAATGGCAATTCAAAGAGTTTCTGGCAACATTCTGCAGGACAATCTGCAACGCGGTGCCAATCTATCAATACAGGGTAATCTAGCCTATTTTGACGTGACCAACAGTCGTGTTGGTATTCGCACCGCCACCCCTCGGGACGAGTTCAATGTCATAGGTGTGGCCAATGCATCCAACGTTCGTATTACATCAGCCACAGCCAACGGCATATTCTATGCTGGCAACACTTTGTTGGCCTTGACCAGTGCAAATTTTACCTACAACGGAACAAACGTTTTTACCAGTGGCAATATTCAAGCCATAGGCAATATCGAAGGTGGTAACATCATATCCGACGGTGCTGTGATCGGCAACGTGGAAATCAGTGGAAATCTCATAGTAGAAAATCTCACAGTGCTTGACACCTTGTCGGGCAACATAATATCTGCCACAGGCAACGTCACTGGCGCCAACATTATATCCAATGGCATAATACAAGCATCAACTGCCAATGTCACTGGCAATGCAGCCGTGGGCAACATACTTACAGACGGTTATTATTATGCCAACGGTGCTCCAATTGATCTACAACAGCCAGCTGGTGCCAACACCCAAATACAATATAATTTTAACAGCGACTTTGGTGCATCGGCCAACTTGACCTATGATCAGAGCACAGGTATTTTTCAAGTTGGGTACAGCAACAGTGGAACAATTCAAACTGATACATTAAATGTAACTGGCAATGTCACCAGCGGCAATATACAAGCCACCTCGCTCACTGCCAACCGTGTGGTGTATGTGGGCGCCAATGATTATCTAGTGGATTCTGCCAATTTCACATTTGACGGTGCCACAGCCAACATACAAGGCGCCTTGGTTGTTGACAACTTTACCATCAACGGCACCAGCATCACGTCCAATGCCAATGTATCTATTTCTATGGCAGCTGGTTTTTCAGCCAGCACAGCCAACAGCGGCAACATGACATTCACGGTGGATGGCACAGGCATTGCTAGTTTTGTCAGCACCACCAGTTTGACCATACCCTCGGGCAATACACTACAGCGCCCGGTGGCTCCTCAAACAGGAGCAATACGTTTTAATACTGGACTCACACAGGTAGAAGTTTGGGATGGAGCCCAATGGGAAGTAGTGGGCAGTGACTTTGTTTCAATAACCAATCAGACCATCAACGGCGATGGAACAACTACAGTGTTTACACTGGACGAAAGTACCACAGCGGCAGCCATCATAGTGGCTACCAACGGTGTGGTACAACAGCCTGGAGTTGCCTACGCAGTGACAGGCAACTTGATTACCTTTGCTGAAGCACCGCAAATTTCAGACTCAATAGACGTGAGATTTACAGCGGCAGTGACCTATGTCAATGCCATCACAAATCTGTCGGGCAATGCAGAAATCACTGTGTCGGAACCCGGAGTGGCCAACATTGCCACCTGCGACAGCTTGCAACTACCCGGCTACACAGTGGCCAGCGCAGCCAATATTGCCACACCTGCTGCCGGACAAGTTATCTATGTCACCAATGGAGATTCAGGAAATCCTTGCCTAGCGGTATACAGCGGCGGTGCTTGGAAGCGTGTGGCGTTGGGTGCAAATATCAGCGCATAAAACCAAAAATTCAACTTGCTGGTAAATATAATCATACAGTGGAGCAGATATGGCAATTACACGGATTAAAAATAATCAGGTTACTGATGCGTCAGCAGGTAACGTATACTTAGGTATAAATGCGGCAGTAAAACTGCAGGACTTCTCAGTCACCGCAGGCAAAATTGCCAACAGTTTAGTTTACGGATCAGACCTTACTGTCACAGGAAACTTGACAGTCAACGGACAAACCACAACCATTGACACAGTCAGCGTTGTCATTGAAGATCCTATCCTTTATCTGGCAGCCAACCAAACGGGTGCCCCAAGTTTGGACATTGGTTTCATTGGTGAACGTGGAACCAGCCAAAATATTACATTTGTATGGGACGAATCCGCAGGTGAGTTTGTCACAGGTTTCACCAATGACACCACAACCAACAGCACAGTTACAATTGCCAGCTACGCCAACTTTCATACCAAAGATGCCAACATAGGTGGCAACATTGTCATCAACGGCACCACTAGCTTTGTTGGTAACATCATTTCTGCAGTAAACATCACTGGAAACTTGGCCGCTGGCAACATTTCAACTCCAGGACAGATTTCAGCTGTTGGCAACATTTCTGGTGGAAATGTAAATGCAGTGGCCAATGTTGAAACAGCCAATCTGCGTGTGACATCAATGACCGCTAATCGTGTGGTGTTTACAGGTGAAGACGACTATCTTATTACCACACAGAATTTTACCTATGATGGATTCAACGCCAACATTCAAGGTGTTTTGATTGTTGATGCCTTTACCTTCAATGGCACAGATATCACCTCCAATGCCAATATAACAATTGGATCTAGCGGCAATGCCAACATTGACATAACTCCTGCAGGCAATGGAGTTCTAAATGTCAACAATATTACCATTGCTGACAACACCATTGGATCAAGCACAGGAAATATTGTTTTAAATCCTACAGCCAACATTGTGTTGCCAGATGAAACAGCCAGCGCAGTGCTGTATCTTACTGCGCAGAAAGAAATTGAATCCAGTTCTAATTTTGTGTATGATGGCACCACTGCCAACATTCAAGGTGCGCTGGTTGTTGACAATGTCAGAGTTGACGGCAACGAAATCTCTACAACCAACACAGACGGTAACCTAACACTTAACCCTAACGGCAATGGCTTTGTTATAGTTGATGCCTTTAATACAAATTTCACAGGCAACATAGAAACCACAGGCAATGCCTTGATTGGTGGTAACCTGGTTGTTCAAGGCAACATCACATACATCAACATCAACGACTTACGTATTGAAGATCCAATTATCATACTTGGTACTGGTCCCAACGGTGCTCCACTCACAGTCAACGATGGTAAAGATCGTGGTATATTCATGGAATACTATACCACTGGTATTGGCAACGCATTCATGGGCTTTGACATCAGTTCTGGCAACATGGTCATTGCCAACAATGCATACTTTACTGGCAACGACGTGGTTGGCATCAACTCTTATGGCACACTGGAAGTTGGCAATATCTACGCTCAATCAGGTGTGTTTGTTGGCAACGTTGATTGTGGCAACTTAAACAGTGCAGGTGCTGTGATTGGCAACGTACAAATCACAGGAAATTTAGCTCTTGGTAATCTTTCAGTCACTGGAGTCATTAACACCACAGGCAATATCACAGGTGGCAATCTAGTATCAAATGCAGCCATAACAGCCGCAACCACAATCACCGCTACAGGCAATATCACTGGTGGTAACTTGACCACTGCTGGACTGACATCAACTGCCACTCTCAATGCTTCAGGCAATGCCAATGTGGGCAATCTTGGCACAGCAGGACTCATAGTGGCCACAGGCAACATCACAGGTGGCAACATCAACACAGGTGCTCAAGTGATAGCCACTGGCAATGTCACAGGTGGCAATATCAACACTGGTGGACAAGTTGTAGCCACAGGCAACATCACAGGCAACAATGTTGTTGGAACAACATCAGGTAAATTTGGCAACATTGTGATTTCAGGTGATGATATCACTGACACCAACGGTCGGGTGAACTTTAACACAGCTGGCGGCGATGTGGACTTTGCTGTCAACGGTGACACAGTGGCCAACATATTCTACGTGGATGCAGGCACAGGCACAGCCAGCTTTGGCAACTCAACGCAGACCACAGGTGCAGTGGTTTCATTTAACACTTCTAACTCTGTGCTGTTACCAGTTGGTAACTCTGCTCAACGACCCGCTGGTGTCACAGGCATGGTGCGTTTCAACACCACCCTAGACAGTTTGGAATTCTACGATGCAGATGGATGGATTTCAGCTGGTACAGTGTTTACTGTCATTGACAGTCAAGTGTTCAACGGTGACGGATCAACCGTGGCCTTTACTCTAGACTCAGACCAAACCACAGACTCTTGTATTGTGTCAATCAACGGTGTGGTACAGATTCCTGTGGTGGCGTATGCTGTTGCCGGAGTCATACTGACATTCACTGAAGCTCCGTTGAGTCAAGACGTGATTGAAGTTCGCAAGATTACCACAACAGTCACAGTCAAAGCTATTTCTAACTCCACAGGCAACGCTGTTGTTGAAGTTGAGGATACCAGCTCCAACGTTTACATCACTGGTAATCTTGTACCAATAGCAAACAGTGCTCAGGATCTTGGCAGTGCAACTCTGCGTTGGAAAGATGGCTATTTCAGCGGTAATTCAATCACCCTGGGCAACATTGTTCTCAAGAACACATCGGGCAACACTCTAGCGTTTTTTGGTCCGGATGGAACAACACCAGGTGTACTCAGTTCCAACAACGTTGACACCACAAGCATTGCCAATGGCAACGCCAGTGTACAAACACTGAGCTCATCTGGCAACGTGGTGGTCAGTGCTGGTGGATCAGCCAATGTACTCACAGTGTCCAGTAGCGGAATTTCTGTAGCTGGCAACATCAATGTGTCTGGTAACATTATTGCTCCTCAGATATTGGCAGTACAAAGTCCGTTGCTGTATCTGCAGGACGATGCTCCATTCCCCTACAACTTCGACATTGGCTTCTTCTCCAACTTTACCGGTGGACCAGGCAACACCTTCCAAAACACTGGTGTGGTGCGAGACTTTGCTGACAACGAGTGGAAATTCTTCTCCAACGTGGCAACACCTGTGGGCAACACAGTCACGTTCAACGCCAACACAACCTATGACACAGTGGCCATGGGCCAGCTTCGAGTCAACCTAATGGGCAACGCCACTGCTATCATCAACGGCGCTTCCAACGGTGTGGGCAACATTGGTAGTGCAACCTCAGTTTTCAACACAGCATTTATCAAGGCCACATCAGCACAATACGCTGACTTGGCAGAAAACTACGAAGCCGATGCCATGTATGAACCTGGCACAGTGGTATGTTTTGGCGGTGCCAAAGAAGTCACTGTGTGCGACGTAGCAGACTCAACTCGTGTGGCAGGTGTTATTTCAACCAACCCCAGCTACTTGATGAATTCAGGGCAAACAGGTGATCATGTGGCTGCTGTTGCTCTGCAAGGTCGTGTGCCTACCAAGGTAACAGGACAGATCCGCAAGGGCGATCTAATTGTGTCAGCTGGTGATGGTCGCGGCCGTGCCAACAACGATGCTCGCGCAGGTACCATTATTGGTAAAGCCCTGGCAGACTTTGACGGTCAAGACGGTGTGATTGAGGTCGTTGTAGGACGAGTTTAATCCAGTTGTATGCGTCACAAAATAGGGCTAGAAGTGGCCCTATTTTTTTCCATAAATATTGGGTAAACTAAGGCAACAAATGGGATTAACTAGACCTCGTGCATATCAGATCTTTGACATTGACTACAAACAGTCAGTCAGAGTAATAACCCTCTCCAACATCACACTGTCGGGCGGTGCGCCCACAGTGGTAGACAGCGTGACTCTGAGCACAGGCGATCGTGTGTTGGTTGCTGGACAAAACACAGGTTCACAGAACGGGCTTTATCAAGTCAGTGTGCTGGGCACAGGATCCAACGGCACTTGGATTAGATCCGTGGACGGCAATCAAACTGGCGAAATAGATGCTGGTATGATTGTCATGGTCACCGAAGGTGACGTTTACAAAGACACCCAGTGGAAACTCACAACCAATGATCCCATAGTAATAGGCGTCACTGCGCTGACCTTTGAGCAGAATTCTGCATTTGCATTTGGCAACATCTTTGCCAACGGTACTGCGGTGCTGGCAGACATTGTGGGCGACACAGTCACATTCACGCCGGGCAACAATTTTATAATCACTGGCAATGCCACGTCTGACACCGTAACTTTTGCAGTAAGCGATAGTCCCACATTCACTGGCAATGTTTCAGGCAGTAATATTAGTACCGCTGGACAAGCCACGGTCACAGGCAACGTCACTGGCGGCAACTTAATCACAGCAGGCCTAGGATCGTTTGGCACCACAGTCTCGGCCACAGGCAACATCACCGGCGGGAACATTGTATCCAATGCCAGAATTGATGGTGGCAATCTTTACTTGACATCATTGGATGCCAACAAAGTAGTGTTCACAGGAGCAAGCGGGCAACTCATTGACAGTCAAAATTTTACCTTTGATGGTGTCACAGCCAACATACAAGGCGCATTGATTGTTGACAATGTTGAGATTGACAGTAACAGTATTTCGTCAACTGTGGGCAATCTTTTGCTTGAAGCTCCTTCGGGATCTTTTGTATCTATACCTGGAAATCTTTTAATATCTGGACCCATAACAGGAAATCTTCTTCCTTCGGCCAACATCACATACAATCTTGGATCGCCCACACAACGCTGGAACGAAATATTTTTAGCAGCCAATACCATTGACATTGGTGGTGCCACAATCTCCGCAGATATTGAAACTGGTAGCCTAATTCTTAAAGGCCCTGACGGAGCCGAGTTTGTATTAACAGGGTCTAGTCCCACTGACTCTTTTGGTATATTTGGTGTTATCGAAGCCGGTAACTCCAGTCCAGCAACATCAACAACAACTGGTGCATTAAGAGTCACCGGTGGTGCTGGTATAGGTGGCAATATCTACGCTGGTGGAAATATCAACGGCCCCAATCTTGTTGCTGTGTCGTCGGGTATTGTGGATGGCGGAACACTACGAGGTACCTTGTTGCTATCATCAGGGAATGTTCTAGCCAACAATCTCAATGCCAATCTTGGCGTATTCTCTACAACAATACAAGCCACTGGCAACGCCACGGTGGGTAACTTATCCACTGCTGGTCAAATTACAGTCACAGGTAACATTACCGGTGGAAATTTAATTGCCAACGCTCAAGTGATTGCCACGGGCAATGTCAATGGTAGCAATTTGGTTACCGCGGGCATAGTTGACAGCACAGGAAACATCAGGACTGCCGCACAATTGGTCAGCACAGTGCAAGATCCTACACCACCATTGAGCGTAGCATCATCTGTCACAGTCAACAATCTCAGTGTGCAATATCTTGATGGATATCAACGATCAACTGTGGCTGTGCCATTGTCAATCACGGCTCGAGACACCAACTCTAACGTAGCGGCCAACAGTGTAAGCGTGGCTGAGAGAGTATTCCTAACATCAAACTCTGCTGCCAATATACATTTTGCCAACGCATCGGCTATAACTTTTAATACCTATGGTGCGTCAGAAGGAGTTGTTGTTTCTGGTAATAATTTATCAGCAGTGGGTAATTTACTTTCCAATGGAATGGTTGCATCTGGTAATATTTCTGCAAGTTACTTCCTTGGCAATGTGGCCTGCGCTTCGGGTATTTTTACCACCAAAATATTCAGTGGAAACAGTGAAGTCAATGTTGCATCAGCAGGTGGCAATGTCACTGTTTCCATTGGTGGGTCGCCAAACATAGCAACATTTGTACCTGGAGGTCTGAGCGTGCCAGGTACTGTGTCGTCGGGCAATCTAATCGCAGCCAATCTTGTGCAAGCCACAACAGGTACTATCACAGGTAATCTGTCAGTGCTGGGCAACCTAATTGTCACTGGTAATGTGTCCTATCAAAATCAAAGTGATTTGATAATATCTGATCCTACAATTGAATTAGGAAGTCCAGCCAATGATGCACCACTGACCAGCAATGATGGATTCAGCCGCGGCCTAAAACTGCACTACTATACCACGCAGGACGAACATGGTTTTATTGGATTAGCTGGTCCAAATTATGACTACTATCAATTTTTAATAGATTCTACAGAAACCAACAGCACTTTTGCAGGTACCTATGCGAATGTAAGCATGGGCAACTTGACAGCCACAGGAATATCTGCCAATGCGGCCATAGTTGCCACAGGCAATGTCACAGGGGGCAATCTTACAACCGCCGGGCAAGTGGTAGCCGTGGGCAATATTTCAGGAAATTACTTCATAGGCAACGGATACAATTTAACTGATGTGACAACAACAGCTATCTCTGTAGGAAATGTTAGTTTAAGCGCCAACGCCACTGCGCTAACGTTCAGCGTGGCGGGCAACACTATTGCCACAGTGACATCTCAAGGCCTAATCATGGGCGCACCCATATCCATGGGCGGCAGAAAGATCACCGGTCTAGCCAGTCCAGATGCCGACGGTGACGCTTCAAACAAAGGCTATGTAGACGGCGCAGCCGGAACCAGTAATTTCCCTGTTGGAGATTACGGAGATTTGGGCACAGCAGCCACTGATTCTTTTGGTATTCCTATTGCTCCCCTGACCACTTGGGACAACGAAGATCCTTACGGTAGTTTAGAAACCACGGATCTAGGAGTGCTTACTTAGACCATAAATATGCTAGAGGAATAATAAATGCCAACCCAAGTACAGTTTAGACGCGGTAGTTCCAGCCAAAATAACTCATTCACCGGAGCACAAGGCGAACTAACCATTGATACCACAAATTATACCATACGTGTGCAGGATGGTGCCACTGCTGGTGGATGGCCCACGGTTGGACTTACACAAACACAAACTTTAACAAATAAGACACTGAGCAGTGCTGTACTCACAGGCACACTGACCGCTGGTGGCGCCGCTGGCAATTCAGGACAATATCTAGAATCAACTGGCAGTGGAGTACGCTGGAGCTCAGTGGATTCAACTACAATTGCCAATGGAACGTCCAGTATTTCTTGTATTGCATCTGGTGGTAATGTAAGAGGAAACATTGGCGGTGCCACTGTTTCAACTCTTTATGCTGGCGGCCTGGCAGTTACTGGTAAATTGCATCGCACAGGTGATGGCAGTGCGCCTAGTATTTCTACCAATGGCATTGGAATTGTGTCAGATGCATCAACATTTACAGATAGTACCAGTTTTGGTACAGTAGCGACTGTGGCTATACATGCCATACAACAACCAACTTTGGCTGCCAGTGCAGCCACAACATGGACCAATGCCGCAACATTTTACATTGCCAATGCAGTAGTTGGTGGGTCAAATGCAACTTTGTCCAATCGTTATGCTCTTTACGTAGCTGCCGGTGCGTCAGGATTTGGTGGCGACATTTTAAATTTACAGGCCAATGGCACAGGCAACATTGGATCAGCCTCTACATATTTTAACACTGCTCACGTCAAAGCCACGTCAGCTCAATATGCTGACGTTGCAGAACGCTATTTGGCTGACGCTGATTATCCTGTTGGTACAGTATTGGTCATTGGTGGAGACAAAGAAGTCACACAAAGCAACACAGCGGGTCAAACTTCAATTGCTGGCACAGTATCAGAGAATCCCGGAGTGCTGATGAATCGTGGTCTGGAAGGTGAGCATGTGGCGGCAGTGGCACTGATTGGCCGAGTACCATGCCGTGTGGTTGGGGTAATAAACAAGGGTGACTTATTGATGAGCAGTGACTTTCCAGGAGTAGCTTGTAAACTGGAAAACTATACACCGGGGTGCGTGATAGGAAAAGCACTAGAATCTTATTCAAATAACATAGAGGGTACCATTGAAATCATGGTAGGAAGATTATGATCCATAAAGAACACTACAGAGAAAATTACACAGGTGAGTTTGTAATTACAAAAATTACCTATAAAAATGGCCAAAAGCTCACTGAAAAAGAATACATTGAAAACCCCATTGTTAACCAACACATATCTGGACGTGCAGTGATCATCAGCAATGGACACAGTTTACGTGACGATGTAGTGACTGCATTGCGTAACCATGGTGGTGGCCTGTTGGGACAAAAGAAATTACAGACCTATGGCTGTGATGGCACATGGAAAAAAATACAGTTGGATTTTTGTATTGAGCATGACATTCCAACACTCAATGAAATTGTCAATGCTAGATACCATGAAAATTCTGTGGTGTACACACTGACTACAAACTGTTTGAAGATGCCGGGACAATTTTATCTTGTTCCATATTCTGTTAGACTGGTACCACCAGCACAGGCCGCATATCTTGCCGCGTTTGATGGACACAAGGAAGTGTTTTTATTAGGCGTAGACGGCACCACCTCAGAGCATCACATTGATCACAAGCACATCATTGACATCAAACAAGTGATAGAAGCCTACCCTAACACCAAGTTTTATTTTGTCACAGATCATGCCAATCCTTGGGCCGAATGGCGTGCATTTAGAAATGTAGAAGTTTTAGACTATAAACAGTTTATAATTCACTGCGATGTCTGACATTGTTGTTGAACAGTTGACATCTTTTGTTTGACTTCTTCAAAATTTACAGTAGACCATAGCCCTGGGTGCAAGGGTCTTGGCCATGTGGTAGAGTCAATCCATGCCCAGCCTTGATGTTCGTTGTTGAGAATAGGAGTAAATTCTTTGGCAACGCTACAGAAAAATGTGTGATACGCAAAGTTTCCGTCTGGGCTGGTAAATTTTTCTATGGGAACTAGTTTTATTTCTTGTGGCCATGAACCCAACTCTTCAATACATTCTCGACGGATGGTTTCTAACAAGGTTTCGTTGGACTTGGCCTTGCCTCCGGGCAAACCCCAGGTTCCTGGATTTCTATCATCGTTTCTCAACAGATAAAGATATCTGTCAGTGTCAACACTGTAGAACCAAACTCCAACTGCGTTCAAAGTACTAGACTCCATTCGCCTTCGGGATACAGGCCTTCGTAGCTCTTGAGCCATACATTGTCAGCCCAACGATACTGTATGCCAGTGGTTAGATTGGTCACGTATTGCACATCACTGGGTTGGCTGCTTTCAAAAGCAATGTTCCACTTTGTTCCATCGTACACAATGATATCATTGGCAGTGGCATACAATATTTCACCATTCACACCTGTCCACGCACTGGCACCGCTGCCAAAGTCTGCGGCACCTGTGTCGCCTACCAACAAGTAGCGTTGACCTGCGGCGGCAGCTGGAAGACCAGCTCCGGGTCCGTTGCGTTGTGGGTCTATGATGGCATTCACGGGTGGTAGTGTGTTTTGTGGTATGGTGTCTTGGTCCACTGTGAACAGTAAAAATCTATCATCACTGGGATGATATGCTACAGTACCCACTATTATAGCGTCATCAAACGGATTGTCAAGTCTTACTTGACTGATGCCATTTTGTAAGTCTCCAAACAGATTGGTCACAGCATGCCACATGAGATTACTTGGAGGGCTAGAATCAGGATCAACGGTACCTTCACCAGGTACCACAGCCGAAGGCTCCAGTATTTGTAGTTGGTTACCAATCAGCAACACTTGGTAGTTGTATGGAGTAAACTTTTGTCTAGTGCCCAACAATAAATCATTGTTGACTATGGCTTCTACTGCATCGCCTTGAGCATCGTACATAGAAGCAATAATTTTTTGAACCACACCCAATTTTTTAACTTTAGCTGGGGAAGATATCCAAATTGGCAGAGTAAATCTCAAACTGGCTATGTCTATAGGATCTTCAGTGCCCACTGGTATGGTTCGTGAACTCCAGGTAGTTCCTTCTAGCTCGCACACACTTAAACTGGTCCAGTCTAGAAAGTTGTCTGTTGATTGTATCTCCAGCGCAGGATTGAACAAGGTCAATATCTGTTCCAAAATCTGTAGCTTTTGATTGGTGTTGGAGGTCCAGATGTCCAAGGTAATTTTTAAATTGAAAGGAACTGGCATCAATCGTTCCACAGTAAATGCATTGCCCTGTGTGGTTTCATAGCTTTGGCTATCCGAGTCCCAGTAGCGTTGACGCACATTGGTTTTTTCAACATAGTAAGGTTCTTGCACACGATCTCTAGCATACTCAAGCTCTGTGATGTAAAATGTCATCAGCGGAGTAGATGGCAATGAACTGGCCGAGTTATTTTGCAACACAGTCTGTGCCTGGCGGCTAGAATCACCGTAGCGTATGGGTACTCTTATGAGAGCTTTGACTCCTTCGTCATTGCGACCGTACTCACATTGAAAGTTTGAAAAAATTCTGGTGAACTGAAGTAGAAAACGTCTTATTTGTTCGTCGTAGAAGAATTGTTGCATTAGTTATCTGCCTCGGGTTTAAGAATATTACTGAGACCTTGACGCACTGGTATAGGACCTCGATCAGCTGTGTTGGTCGTTTGAGTGTTGTTGACAAAACTACTACGAAGAGTTCTGTTAAGAGGTCCTGGAGTAAGGTCAGTTCGTACACCGTCCTCAATCTTGAGCCAGGCTCTGCCGTTGTAACGGAATAATCGATTGGGGAAATAATCCAAACGCAAAGCATAATCGCCGTTGGCAGGATTGGGCGGGAATGATATTCCAGGTGTAACCGGTAGTCCGTTGGGAGCCACACTAGAACCAGTTAGATAGCCCGAAGCGTAACCTTCACTGGTTGGAGAAACATTGGCCTGATTTACATCAATATTGGTATTGTCAACGGTCAACAGAGTGTAATCTGCTGTGGGAATGGACGCAGGATCTGCAGGAGTTCCATCAGAGTTGGTAGGAACAATGTAGAATTTAACATTGTCGTATCCTGATAGCGGAACTTCAAATTCGGCCTGTGTGAGGATGGCATCATTGAGTTCATAATCTTTGATTCTGGTACCAATGCTTTGTTGTATGCTGGCCGGGGTGTATACTTCCCAAAAATTTGTGTTGGTAATTGGTGTGCTCACAGGAACATTTTGTTTGGCCCGGTAATACACATCGCCGTCCAATACTGTGCTGCCTCTTGGATAGTAGTTGCCCGGATCCCAGATGTTGTCTTGGGCAAATGGCTTGTCTAGAATATCGTTGTACTCTTGAGCTCCTACCAGTGGTGTGGCTTTGATGCGCCACAGATGTGGCAGCCAAGTTTGACTGAAACCTTCGCTGGCAAATGCCGAATCCTGAATCACATAATAACGTGGTAATGCTTTGGGCAAGTCTGAGTTTAGTGGATTGTAATCTCTAAGATTGGGAAATTCCAGTACATCGCCGGCCATGAGTTTACGGCCTATGATGTCAATCATGTCGTTGTAGTGAAACGTAATAAACAGTGTGTCGTTGTTTAAGAACAATCCAAACTGAGTCAAGTCAAAGTCAATGTCCTGTTGATTGTAAACACCACGCATGACATACACATTGGAACTGTAGGCGCGATCTCTGTTTTCAATCAACAGTAGATCTTCAACAAACAGTGGATTCTCATAACTGTATGCTGGTTGGGTGGCATCTTGTGTGCCACCGGTCTGTGAACTTGAGTCATCGCCGTGTGGTTTTGGCCCTAGGTATTTGTGGACATAGATATCCAACCCACCCACTGTGTACATTTCAGCTATGGTACGGTCAATAAACTTGTAATCGTTTTGTCGGTTTGGGCGATAAAGACTTAATCTTGGCATAGTCCAGTATTTATGGGTAGGTTGACCAGAAAATTCAAAACTGCTAAAATACTATATGAAACTGGAAATTTGGCAAGACTTTTCTGACCGCTTGGATCAAGCACACGCTCAGGCATTAAAGCTACATTTTGGAGTAAAAGAGCTTTGGACCATGTATCGTGCGGTGCAGAGTTTGTTGCGCCTAGCCAGCATTGAAATGGTTGAATGCCGCCGTCGCAAAAAAGCCACAGGTAAGTATGTGGAAATCATGCAACAGGCTGAAGAGGCCTTGAAGAATTTTGAAAGCCATGTTATACTTGCAACATTGATGAAAAAGGACTGATATGACCACTGCTCAAACACACAAACCTGCCAAGCCCATGCACATTCGTTCCGCAGATACCAAATATCTAGGCGAAGAACCCACATGGAAATTTCAGCCCGAATCAGAACGCCGGGTGAGTCGTTTGAGCAATGCGTTTAACTGGTACAACTATTATCTTGGCAAGAAAGAAGTCAAAGAGTTTGTGGCAGATTGGTTGGACAGGCACGAAGATAAAAATCTTAAAGCATTTCGCAGTGTGCCAGAGCAGGGCGTACCCAGCACACTGGGTTGGATGTGTCGAATGAATACCATGGGCTTGGAGCTCACAGAACATGAGTTGTTGTACATTGAAAACACAGTGTCTGATGTGTTGGCCAAACACAAGCCCACCAAGAAGCTGTCGGTTCGCGAACAAGCATCTGTGGATGCACACGCAGAACTACAAGCAGAAACAGCTCGGGTCACAATTCAAGATCGGTTGCGTGAAAAAGTCAGCGAGTGTGCTGGCGAGATTGAAGGCATGTTTGATGACTTTGTTGTGGCCGGGGCCAAAATGTCAGCAGACTACAAGCCCATTACCTTGATTCGTGGCATGAACATTGCTCCGCAGATGGTGAGCACTATTGTGGATCACTGGAAACGTCGTGTGGCAGAATTTGAAGAAGTCATTGCGGGCAAAGATGCTGACCTAGTAGAAGGCTACAGCAACTGGAACAAAACACAAATGAAGAATTTTGTAAAATTTGGCGAGCAGGTCATTGCAGACTGCGGCAACTATGTACAAATCAAGAAAGTGGAACGCAAGCCTAGAACCAAAAAAGCAGTGAGTCCAGAAAAAATTGCATCCAAGTTCAAGTTTCTCAAAGACTTTGCAGAACTCAAACTAGTGTCCGACCCCCCGGCAAAATTAGTGGGCGCCAGCGAAGCTTGGTTGTACGATACCAAAAAACGCAAACTTATTCATGTGGTAGCAGACACGCACATAGGTACGTTTACCATCAAGGGCTCGGCTGTGGTAGGATTTGATACCATGAATACCATGCAAAAAACTTTGAGAAAGCCGGCAGAGCAACTTAAAGCACTGTTGGCCGGCGGAAAACCTGCACAGCGCAAGTATTTCAAAGACATCAAATCCACAGAAGTTAAATTCAACGGTCGCGGCAACGAGAATTTGATCATACTCAAAGCCTACTAAATACTGGGACAGGAGTCCCAATGCCAGATCAAAACGAATCAACTTTAGACACACTTAAACAAAATCTCATTGAGTATGTTCGCCTAACTCTAGGCGATCAGATAGTTGATCTTGAATTAGATCCTGCTCACTATGAAGCCGCTTATCGCCGCACCATGGGAACTTATCGTCAACGTGCAAACAATGCCTATGAAGAATGCTACATTTTTCTAGAGTTACAAGATGATCGCAATGTGTACACATTACCACAAGAAGTACAAAGCGTTCGAGAAGTGTTTCGCAGAACCATTGGCAATTCTCAAGGCCCATATTCAACCAGTTTTGACCCGTTTAGTTCGGCCACTATAAACACTTATCTTATGAATTATAGTTCAGCTGGTGGACTTGCTACCTATGATTTTTACACACAGTATGTGGAACTTGCCGCTCGTATGTTTGGTGGGTATATAAACTATACTTGGAATCCAGTGACCAAACAAATACAGCTCATGCGTGATCCCAAGGGCTCGGGGGAAACTGTTCTGCTTTGGGTGTATCAGCTCAAACCAGACATTGCACTACTCAGCGATTACCAAATCAGTCAATGGGTTCGTGACTACATGGTGGCGGCCAGCAAAATGATCATTGGTGAAGCTCGTGAAAAGTTTGCTCAAATTGCTGGACCGCAAGGTGGTACCAGCTTGAATGGTGCCGCACTCAAAGCCGAAGCACAGGCCCAGATGGATATCAAAATTGAAGAACTCAAACTCTATGTGGACGGTAGTCAACCATTGACCTTTGTCATTGGGTAAATCTTCTCTTTGACAAAATTTAAATCCATGCTATAATACAGCATGGACTTAATGATAGACATTGAAACTGTGGGCACAGGGCCGGAAGCCTGTATTCTGACCATTGCCGCCCAGGCATTTAATCCATTCACACGAGGGTATCATGACCAGCAATACTATGCCCGCATTGATATCGAAAGCCAACCCAATCGTAATATTGAACAAGGTACCATTGACTGGTGGGCTACTCAGCCCACGGCGGCTCGAGAAGAAGCATTTGCAGAAACAGGTCGTATCCCTCTTGAGCAAGCATTAGGAGAACTTGGCAAGCTAATATGGCACAGTAAACGTATCTGGGCCAATGGACCTACGTTTGACATGAACATCTTGGAACATGCTTACAAAAGCCACAGTCTGGCATTGCCGTGGAAATACTATGTGGTACGTGATGCTCGCACCGTGTACGGTCTTTGTCCAGGACTCAACAAATACCCTGCCAGTCACCATGCGCTAGAAGACTGTCGCAGGCAGATAGATTTGCTCCACGATTCTCTAGAAACACTTAAAATAAAGGAACTGACATGACATTTGTACATGCCAGAGAAATTGACGAGTTAGGATGGTCATCAGACCAAAGGACCCAGGATATTATAAATGATATTGTGTTGCAGTTTGCCGACCAGCCTGGACCACGTGTTTTTGTTGGTCGGTTGCTATGGGAAATTCTGCGCCCTACACAGAACTTAGAAGTTCTGATACACGCCTTGGAAAAACAAAATATACAAACAATATTGCTTGTCAACGAAGCTCAATCACAGGACCAATGGATACACTCTGTCAGTTCTAAATGTACTGATATCATGTTCTTTGATTTTTTTCTATATTCTACCTACCAAGAAACAATACTAAAAAATCACAACGATTGTAACACCAGTTGGAACAGTCAAGCCACTAAGTTTTTGTATCTAACAGGTGCTCCTCGACGAGAAAGATTACGACTGTTCTATAAACTTTATCAGATTGATATGCTTCCTAGGATGACCTGGTCGTTGATAATCCCAGATAATAAAGATACCATAGACCCAACTTGGATCCCAGAAATACCTTTAGACCAAGTCTACAATTTTTTTAAAAAATACGAAGGCACAGCAGATGGAATGGAGCCAGTTTGTTACCCAGACGGTCATAAGACAGTGAGAAACAGTTTAAAATATGACAAAGAACTTTGGAAAAATGCCAGATTCCGACTCATCACAGAATCTGAATCATTTGAGATGTACCCCAAGAATCCTTTGTTTAGAGTAACTGAAAAAACCTGGATCACAATGGCTAATAAACTACCCTTTCTAATGTTGTCTAAACCACAACTGTTAAAAAAGCTAAAAGAAAAAAACTTCAAGACCTTTGAAGAATATACCAAAGTAACAAACTATGACAGTATTCGTGACACAGAAAACAGAATAGATGCGTTAATTGAAAATGTTTGTTTTTGGATGAGTCATGACATGCCTGTAGAACAGATACGTAGCGACATCGAGCACAACTATCAACTCTTGTTGACACAAGGTCAGTACATAGAACAACAGATACTGAAACTTATAAAAAAACACAAACTAAATCTTGCTGTTGAGCAACTAGTGCCAACATCACACAACTTAAACTTTTAAGGAAATAAAATGATCATTGGAGTATGTGGATTTATTGGATCAGGCAAAGATACCATTGCTGACTATCTAGTAAACATTCATGAATTTCGCCGAGAAAGTTTTGCCAACACCCTCAAAGATGCAGTAGCGGCTGTGTTTGGTTGGGACAGAACCATGCTGGAAGGCCGCACAAAACAGGCCCGTGAATGGCGCGAACAAGTGGATCCTTGGTGGAGTAAGCGCCTGGATCGTGCAGTAACTCCCCGCTGGATTCTACAGTATTGGGGCACAGAAGTTTGTCGTCGTGGGTTCCATGATGACATCTGGATTGCTAGTTTGGAAAACAAACTACGAAACAGCTCTGATGATGTGGTAATTTCAGACTGCCGTTTTCCCAACGAAATCAAGGCCATAAGAAATCAAGGTGGCATAGTGTTAAGAGTGGTGCGTGGACCTGAACCTGAGTGGTATGATCTTGCAGTCGAGTCCAACCTTGGATCGTTTGACCATATGAAAACAGCATATCCTGATGTACATGCCAGTGAAACTGCCTGGGTTGGCACAGAGTTTGATGCAGTGTTGGACAACAATGCCACCTTGGATCAGCTGTACAAACAGGTCAACGATCTTCTTCAAGATCTCCGCGCCGCCAAGGCAAGTCGCTTCGAGTAACTTCAATACTACAGTTCAAGCAAATACTTTTTAAATTACGAAGTTCAGAATTGTTGAGATTGCCGTCCATGTGATATACCAGTATTTGTGCAGTGCTTTTTGCTCTGAATCCACAACGATCACAGACCATTTTTTTCTTATAGCCAGTTGACTGCCATCGAGGCACAGCTGGTTTTTGTTTGCGTCCTTTGCGAATACAAGCGTCACATCTACTACGATAGTATACTCGATCGTTGCGATGACAGTTGATGGCAGCTGGATTCCTGGCGCAGGCCTTGCAAATGGGTCTAGACATGCAGATATTTAGTGTAAAACCTTACGTAAGGGCAAGGTTAGACGGTGGTTTTGATGCCTGCCGCTAAATATGAATAGCACTTTTTATTTAAAGGAACAGACACATGGCACTAGTTTCCCCAGGCGTAGAAGTTACAATCATTGACGAAAGTAACTACTTACCAGCCCCAACTAATTCAGTACCGTTCATCTTGATTGCAACAGCGCAGAACAAGATCAGCGGTAGCGGTGTAGGCGTAGCAGCCGGCACCACAGAGATCAACGCAAACAGAGTTTATTTAATCTCTAGTCAGCGAGATTTGGTCAACACATTTGGTAACCCATTCTTCTACAAAACCACAGCTGGTACACCCATCAACGGATACGAACTCAACGAATACGGTCTGCTTGCGGCCTATTCAGTGTTGGGCATCAGCAATCGTGCTTATGTACAACGGGCCAATATTGACCTAAGCGAACTCACTGCTACTTTAACACGTCCCACAGGCGAGCCAGACAATGGCACATACTGGTTGGATACCTCTTCAACAGCCTGGGGAATTTTTGAGTGGAGCTTGACTACTTCAGCATTTACTCTGAAGAATCCTATTGTGATCACTGACTCCACTGATCTCGATGGTGGTTTTCCAAAGGATTCCATTGGCAACATTGGCGACTATTGTGTCAACGCTGTTAATGCCAACAACTATGGTTATTTCAAAACTCCAGGACTAACTGTGACAGACTCCGGCGGGTCCGATGAAATTGTACCGGCTAACACATGGGTACTAATTGGCAGCGACGACTGGAAAAATTCTTGGCCAACTGTGATTGCTGCCAATGCAAGTCCAACATTGACCATTGGTCAGTCAATTCGTCTCAACGACAACGTTGTCACTGCCACAGGTACAACAGTGACACAGTTTGCCATAAACATCAACAACGCAAACATTCCAGGTGTCAAAGCCAAAGTAGTCAGCAACAAACTACAGATCTATGTTGACTCTGCTGGCAGCAATGACGGCTCAACTGACAACGGCAACGGCATTCTCAGCATTGAAAACAACAGTGGTACTCTGTTGACAGCATTGGGTATCACATCTGCTGTGTATTATGCACCTGTGCTACAACAGTCACCAAGCTACACTGTTCCGCAGTGGAGATCCACCAGCACTGAACCACATCCAACTGGTTCTGTTTGGAACAAAATTAACAATGTAAACCTAGGTACTGATCTTGTTGTTAAAAAATACGACAGTGCAGTGGGATTATTTGTGCAACAAAACTGCCCATTGTATGAAAATGATCAAAGTGCAAACAAAGCATTGGATCCTGCAGGCGGTGGCAAAAATATCACAGTAGGCAGCACATACGCACAGTATGACGTGGAAGAAAACGATACGTTTACTATGAAAATTTTTGAACGTGTGGCTGTTGGAAATACAATCATCACAGGTATTACAACAAGTCCTGTGTTTGTAAACAACAACACTTTTGCTATTTCTTATAGCAATAAAAACAGTGATGTACTGTCAACACCAGTCGTTGCAACCATCAGTGGTACTAATGCCACTGCATTTGTTACTGCGTTTTTGGCAGCAATTCCAAGTGGAGCACCTGTCACTGCTGGAGTAACATCAGACGGTGCAGTTCAAATACAGCACACACAAGGCGGAGTGATTGTTCTCAAAGATATTTCGGGCGATCCAATCGCTGATGCAGGTATCAACACTACCATTGTGGGTGTTCGTGCTGGTACAGACAGCGATTTGATTTTGAGTAACTGGGCAATTTTGAGTCCAGATTATTTCCCACAAAACACAGCACCAGATCAAGATCCAGCAGACGGTCGTTTATGGTATTACTCTGCTACAAATCAGGTAGATATCATGATTCAAAACAACAATGCATGGGTTGGCTATCAAACAGTTGATTCAGATGTTCGTGGTTTTGATTTGTCGATCACTGACCCCAACGGTCCTATCATATCAGTGAGCGCCCCAACTAAACAAAGTGACGGCACAGATCTTGAATATGGTGACCTTTGGATTGACACCAGCGACCTTGAAGCTTATCCAATTATCAAGCGTTGGGAGTCTGTCAGCGGTCAAGATCAGTGGGTGTTGATTGACAACACAGATCAAACCACAGAAAACGGCGTGTTGTTTGCTGATTTCCGTTGGGCCACAAACGGATCAACTGATCCTATCACTGATCCAATCCCAACTATCACTAGCTTGTTGACATCTGATTATCTTGATCCAGATGCACCAACACCAACTTTGTATCCCGAAGGTATGTTGGCATTCAACCTACGTCGTTCAGGTTTCAACGTCAAGAGCTTCCAGGTCAATTATTTTAACACCACTGACTACCCAGACATGAATCCAGCTGTAGTAACACAAACAAATGCATGGGTAACTGCCAGTGGGTTGCAAAGCAATGGTGCTCCATACATGGGTCGTAAAGCAGTTCGTAACATAGTGGTACAGGCCATGAAGGCAGGCATTGATGGCAATCAAGATCTGCGTGAAGAACAGCGTCAGTTCAACTTGATAGCCACACCTAACTATCCAGAGTTGATTCCTAACATGGTAGCACTCAACAATGAGCGTGCTCAAACTGCATTTGTTGTGGGCGACACACCAATGCGCTTGCCAGACAATGCCGATGCTATCACTGCATGGGCAACCAATGCCGCCGGTGAGGGGCTTGACAGTGAAGACGGATTGGTCACTTCCGATCCATACTTGGGTACATTCTACCCAAGCTGTGAAACAACAGACTTGTCTGGCTCCACAGTGGTGCAACCTCCAAGCCACATGATGCTACGCACTATCTTGCGCAGTGATGAAGTGAGCTTTCCATGGTTGGCACCAGCTGGTACACGTCGTGGTATTGTTGACAATGCATTTGCATTGGGTTACGTAAATGCACAAACAGGACAGTTTGTATCCACAGCTATCCGTCAAAGCATTCGTGACACCTTGTATGAAAACAAGATCAATCCGATCACATTCATACCTGGTGCAGGAATTACCAACTATGGTAACAAGACTGAAGCCGCAACACCAAGCGCACTTGATCGCATCAACGTAGCACGATTGATTTGTTTTGTTCGTGCTAGACTTGAAAGCATTGGCAAGAGCTTTGTGTTTGAACCCAA